CCTTCCATCTTCTCGCCCTTGACATAATCTCCCTTGCTGATCTTGCCGCTCTTCAGCGCTTTGGCTTCCGCCATCTCCTCAGCCGGAGTCTCTTTACCGCCGAACATTTTTGCCATTTAGATAATCCTCTTAGATAGAGCCATTCATTACGAGAGCGCGAAGAACCTGATCAGCCATTGGCTCCGGGACTGAACCGCCATCAGCCATCTGCTGCGGCATCACTGTGTTTGCCATTTGCCCACCAGCCGGGGAACCATCTACCATCTGCTCTTGTGGGGCAGGCAGCGCAGGACCACCCGGGGGCGGCATCCCTTGCTGTTGTTGCATCTGCTGCATCATTTGCTGAATCATCTGCTGAGCCATCACCTGCGCGGCAGCTTGGATCTTCTGCTCTTCAAAGGTGTTCTGGTCAGGAACGATCTTGGTTGTATCCATCTGCAAACCACGCGCAGCCTCACGGAGCAGGTAAGCCCTGCCCTCGATGCCGGTGATCTGAGAGTCAATCGGATTAGCCGTAGCCATGAGGAACTCATTGCGGCGCATCTGGAGAGTCTCTTTGTGCAGGAGACCGATCGCGCCCTTGGCTACTACTTTGAAGTCGCCCTTGATGTAAGGATCAGGGTCGAACATCATGTTGTGCAGATATAGTCTCTGCACAATACCACTTACTATTTTATCTATGTTTGCAACAGCTTGCTTGATACCTTTCGATGCATTGTCCATAAGCATCGACAGACCACTAGCTGTGCGGCCTGCGCCACTCACAGCGCTTGAACCATAGACGTAGTTCGGAATGCCGGTGACCTCATCTGCCTGCTTGGCAAACGTGGTGTACACGCTAAGCAGCACATCGGCGTTCATGTTCGGCTGGAAGAAGCGGACAGCAGGCTGACCACCGCCAGTACGGTCGGAAGTTGTCTGCCAGATCTTCCAAGGGTAGATGTCGGTCAGGTCTTCGCCATCAGGCAAGCGATCGACGGCAACCTCGGCCTGAGGACCGGAAGCAATACCCATGTTGTTCGCCAAGCTACGAGCTGCGGCGTTACACATGATCTGGGTATCGCGCATCACCTCAGGTAGAGCAACGCCCCAGAAGCTGTGCGGCACTTCCTCCCATGAGGATGTCTCATACGGACGCTCGCCCAAAGGATCCGGATTCAGGATGCACTTCCAGACGATGCCGCCAGTCCACCAGACGTTGACCTCGTAGGTCTTGTCGGAGACGATGGTGTCGTCCTTGATGCCCCACTCCAGCAGCCACTGCCCGTTGACCGCGCCCCAGAACTCCACCGTCTCGATCTCGCTGGTATTGATGGGGAAACGGAACGGCTTGCCCTCGAGGTCACGGCGCTCACTGTCGCCCTGCAACCAACTGCGATACCCCTTGCGACCATAGCGGTCGATCACGGTAGCCAGCGCATCTTCGTTGACCCCCGGGGTACCGCTCATCGACTCCAGACCAACAAGGTTCAAGCGGTGACGCTGGATCAGGTAGGCGTCATTCACGCCAGTTGAGGCCGGTGCCGGGAAAATGTCATACGGGCTAACCCGCTCCATCTCACGGACGAATTCTGTAGTCACAACCGCTTGGAAGTCAGGACCCCACGCAAGGGCTTTGCGCCGCTTGACGTTCGGACCTTTCATGACCGCCGTTGGGAACGTTACGAAATCGGTAATGAAGTTGCGCAGCTCTTCCCTGAACTTGCCTTGGTTGAGCTGGTCCTCAATCTTGTCGCCCATTCGACGGGCGGAGTCCTCAGCCTCAGTGCGAAGCTTCTGCATGATTGAGTCGTGGACTTCCTCCATGCGAGCACGGAAAGTCTCCGGGTGCAGCTCACCGCCTTCAGCGATGTAGTCCTCAGCTTCAGTGCGAACCAGATCCACGATCGCCTTCTTCATCTCAGGCGGCATCTGGGGGTTCTTGGCAGGGGTTAGATCAAAGACACGCTCTTGCTGATTTAGCATCACATCTTTGATCCATGACTCAGCAGCGCGACATTTGACGTCTGTAAGCATCATAAATATGTCAGAGCCACCGGTCTTCTTGATGTCGGCTTCATGATCTGGATCGTAGACACCCCGGCGCTGACGCTCACACCTGAGCAGTCTTTCAGTGATCTGGGTCTTGGCGGTCTTCGCCTCACCCCAACACTGGCGCACATACGCTGCGAGATTACTCTCGAAACCGGGATTGCTGACTTCGTTCCCGTCTTCCTTGATGTCAATCTCAACCGGGGGTTGTTCGTTCACATAGCTCATGTCCAGCCTTTAGATGATCTCTTTGTAACTGCTCTAGCCCTTGCAGGCGTTAAGCCGCCCCTTACCTTCAAGCATGCGTACTGCAGCGCGTCTTGGATGTGCGAGTAGATGTCTTTGACAGGTCTATCTTTGTAGCGAGCGTTGCCTGAAGTCTTCAGTCGCTCAAACTTGTAGCGCCCAAGGAATCCCTTCCTCAGGTTCGTGCATCGTGGGTTCAGCATGAACGCTGGCTCACCGTCCATCATCCGCGTCATAAAGAAGGCAACGGATTCGCGCCTAGGGATGAAGTCGTTCGTGCTCGCAGGCTCCGTGTAGATCCCAGCCTCTAGGAGTTCCTGAAGACAGGTGCGCTCGTCGGTCTGGGCTCGGATGTTTCCTGCGGGGTCACCCGCTGAATGAATCTGGAAGCCGCTGTACTTGTTCATCAGCACCGGCTTCACGATGTCGTTAGTGAACTGGCGGATACCCATATCCTCTGATACCAGTTCATCCAAAATGATAATTTTCCCGCGTCCTGTTACTTGCAGGATGACGCAAGCGGGTGTGAGTCCAAAGTCCCACCCCAATACGATTGGTAAGCCGCGCTCTCCCTCGACGTTCTTGTGGAGGCAGTGAACCTTGTCGTTGTACTCGGGGTAAACCGGCTTGCCGTCTTTTGTGGATCCGTAGTTGCCCAAAAGGAAAACATTGATCCAATCCTCCGACTTGCTTGGAACCTGCTGCAGGTAGTAACCGTATCCACCCGGCAGGTTGAATACGTTCTCCGCATCTTGGTTCGGAATATAGGCGCCCTCAGCATCCCGGATCAGGCCGCCCGGCTGACGGAAGAACTCCCACTCCAGCGGACGCTCTTCTTCGGCCAGCTTGTAATACCAGTGATCGTCGTCGCACGGGTTGGTGTCTAGGATGATCCCGCACCAGCTCGGACCGCCTTGGAGCTTCGATGGGAATCGTCCCACCCGCTGGGTGACCATATCGAAGATCTCTTTGGGAACCTCGGACGCCTCGTTGATCCATGCGCCTGTGAGTTCCAGCGATCGGAGCTTGCCGGTCTCTGTGGGTTTGTCCAGCGCCATGAACATCACCTCGAGTTCAAGGCCGGTGCCATCCCCGATGTTGTTGATCTTCATCGTCGATGTGATCGGGGTGTCCCACTTGATGGGCGCCACGTTCGCGGGGAACCAAGTCTCCCAAGTCTTAATCGTTGTGGACTTCAGCTCTGGGTATGTGTTTCGGATGATCAGCCAGCGAGAACGACGAATCCCATCACGAGATGGTCTCTGGCGAAGGGCTCTAGCCACGATTTCAACGCAGCAGCTCGAGGACTTCCCAGAACCCACCGGTCCCATGAGGCCACGTACAAACGAATCTGATTCATGGAACTTGGCTGCATTCTTTCCCGGGGGCGAGTACTTGATTACTTCCACTAGAACCGCTTTCTAAAAGTCACTCGGACTTGTTTCCCCTCTGGGGTGTAGTTGATGCCATATTCCGCATCGCCGTCCCTGTAACGAATATCACCGGTTGATACATCATTACTGCCAGAGAACTTCTCCCCGCCACGCTCACCTCGATAGCCGTAGCCAGAAATGCCAACGCCAACTTCACGGTCGCCCTCCAGCTCTTTGGAGTAGCCCAAGCGGTGCCAACGGTTTGTCTCGCTAAACTTGTTGCCAAATTGATCTGTCCCGCGATAGCCGCCCACACTGGCATCCACCATGACCTTGTTCCCGTCGCCCAGATTCTGCGTTACGTTTGCGCCAATGTTGTCTACGCCACGCATGTCCTTAAAGGAGTATGGGTTGACGCTAGTCTCACTACGATCGTCTGACTCAATGTCAGGCAGAGCGCCACCATCAGCCATCTTCCTGACCTTGCCGTAGTGTTTGCGCATCCAGTCTGGTGCGTGGCCCATTATTCATCGTCCTCTTCTTTTCGCCGCTTTCCAGACAGATCAAGCTGGAACGTAATCGGCTGAGCATCGACTTCCATCTTGACGTCGGACAAGTCGGGCAGGATTTTCCGGAGCAAGATCTCAATAGACCTGACCTGAGTAGCGGAAAGCTCAACCTTCCCGTTGGAGTGGTCGGTCAGACGGTTGATTAGCTGAGCCGCTTGGATCTTCAGCCTTGTGTTCTCGTCGTGTCGGATCTTCTTAATTCTTGCTGCCATGTCTTATCCCAATGTTTGTACCCCGGCGCGATCAAACGCTTTCAGGATTGCGGAGCCAAGGAGGAGTAGATCCTCCCTGCTGTTGAACTCTGTGAGATTGATCTCGGTTTCGAATAGGTGGGGGTTTCCGCCAATGTTGACCATCCCAGTCAACAAAACCACCTGAGGCGCGATAGCTCGCTTTAAGTCGCTCTCATAAGCAACCTCAATACCGGCCAATGCACTGCTCTGGTTCAAGAACCTCTGTAGCTCTTCTATGGTCAGCATAAAAATTTCTCAGTTTGGAATAGGTGAGGACCCCCTCTGGCTCGGATACCAGATGAGCAAGTGAATGCTCGGCCCTCGTGCCGCCAGCATTACAACCCTCGGTCAATGAAGGAGTCGCTCTACGGTCTTGATGGTTGCGGAGGATGGAATCGAACCACCGACCTGCGGATTATGAGTCCGCCGCTCTACCGCTGCGCTACTCCGCGCCATTCTAGATATGCACACTATCGCTAATTTACTAATATATTAGCATAGCTTGTTTGCCATTAGCACAATGTAAAAAACAAAACCACCCCGATTGAAGCCCCCGGGGTGCGTGTCTATTTGGTCCACCCCGGGCCACCCTCGTGATGCTGCATGAATTTTCAATGAGAACGGTTCTCAACTATTTGTCAGAAACTCGATGTGTTTTTTTGACATACGAAATTGTCGGTAGTTGTGGATAAGTACCGACGAGAGGTGAATAGTGCGTGTGGATATGGGATGAGATGCGAACCTTCCGTGTGGATATGGGATACAGCTGGAGCCTCAACCCCCGGTGGTGCACTTC